GGCATCAGCAGTGCGAACGGCTCGGCGCGCGAGGTTGGCAATGGCGTGGTGGGCGGCAGCGGGACCACGCTGACGCGCGTGCTGTCTTCGTCGAGCACGGGCAGCCTGTTGAATCTCTCTGGCACGTCCGAGGTGACCGTCACGGTCCTTGCGGCGGACATCGACGGCGCCAAGGCGCGCGCCAATCACACCGGCACGCAGGCTTCGAGCACGATCACCATGGCCACCGCGCGGCTGCTGGGCCGCACGACGGCGGGCAGCGGCGCAGCAGAGGAAATCAGCGTCGGCTCTGGCCTGTCGCTGACGGCGGGCACGCTGAGTGCAAGCGGTGGCGGCGGAACGCCTGGCGGCAGTAACACGCAGATCCAGTACAACAATTCTGGCGCGTTTGGAGGGGCGGCGAACGTGGCCGTCGTCAGCTCTGGCGGCGGCTCGGCCAACTGCTTGGCGGCAGGCGACTCGGGAGCCAACCCTGGCTGGATCTCTGTGCGCGGCAGCCCGTCAACGAATGGACCGCACGGCATGCGGTTTTGGAGCGCGACCGACACGGTTGCCATGATCGGCTACGACCAAGGCACGAGCCGCCAGGCCGGCATCGGCTTCCTCGACTTCGGTCAAACGACATTGCGCATGGCGATTACCTGCGTCAATGGTGACCTGAAGACCCAATTCGGTGGTCCGATCTATCCAAAGCAGTACACCACCGCCACGCGCCCGGCATGGGTGAACGGCGCGGTCATCTTCGACACCGACATCGACAAGGTGGTCATCGGCGGTGTCAGCGGCTGGGAAGCCGTCACCAGTACCTGAGGACAATCATGGCAATCACTGAGCAGCGCAAACCCTACGAATTCCTGGTCCGCTGGGACGAGCTGACTGGCAGCCTCAAGGGCGCGCACATCCAGTTCTATGACGCGCTGCTGCGCGATGGCGCACGGATCAGCGGCCAGCCATCCAAGGCCTACGGCGTGGGGGAAGGCGCAGCGTTCCCGCTGACCGAAATCCTCACCCAGGTGCAGATCGATGCACTGGCCGAGCTGGATGTCCGTGCGGCCACCATCGCCACACGCGATGCCACCATCACCACCCTGACGGCCGAGCGCGACGCGGCGCAGGCTCGAATTGCCGAGCTGGAGGCGCAACTGGCCCTGAGCCAGGCCGACGATCTGCCCGCTGCAATCCGTGCCGAGCGCGATCGCCGGATCCTGTCCGGCGTGCATGTCGGTGACCACTGGTATCACTCAGACATGCAGATGCAGATCCAGGTGTTGGGCCTGGTCATCATGGGCGCCAACCTGCCGGCCGGCACGATGCTCAAGACGCTGGACGACGGCCCGCAGCCGGCCACGCCGCAGCTCGTGCAGGCGCTCTTCGTCGCAACCGGGCAACAGATGGCCGCTTTGCACGCCATCGCCGACGCCGCCATCGATGCCGGCACGCCGCTGGATGCGATCCCGTGGCCGCCGATCTACACGCCGGCCTGATCCAACGTCGCACGCCATGCGCCTGCTCTACGTCACCTCCAACAGCCTGCCAAGCCGCATCATCCGCGGCATCGACGGCGGGCCGGCATCGCACGTCGGCATCGAGTCGCCGCTGCGGCCGGGCGAGGTGATCGACGCGACCTGGCTGCATGGCGGCGTCACCATCGGCCAGCGCGACGATTGGCTGCAGATGGACGGCCGCCGCCTGGTGCTCGAGCTGGACGTGCCGCTGCCCGGCGAAGTCGCAGCCATGTCCTGGGCCGTCGACCAACTGGGCAAGCCCTACGACACATCCGCCTTGCTGGGCATGGCCATCCTGCGCGACTGGCAGGATGACCGGCGCTGGTACTGCAGCGAGCTGGCCATTGCCGCATGCCTGGCCGGCGGCATGTCGCTGGCGGGCAAGCGCGGCGAGCTCGGCGTGCGCCTCAGCATGGAGATCGCGCACGCCTGGGCCCTGGGCCGGGATGTGACGCTCAACCCCAGCCGCTACGCGGTGGACGGGCGGGCCTGATGGCGGCACTGGGCACACGCGCGCTCGGCACCGGCGCGCTCGGCGCATCGTCCGCAGCCGGCGGCGGTGCCGCGGCGCTGACGGTCGCGTTCGTCGGCGCCGCCGCGCTGGCCGGCGGGCTCACCACGTCTATCCAGCTCGCGGCTGCCATGGCCGGCGCGGGCACGCTGTCCGGCTCCGTCACCACGGCCATCCGGCTGACGGCCGGATTCACCGGCACCGCCACCCTCAGCCCGTCCATGGCCGGCCAGGCTGCGGCGCTGACGGCGGCACTGGCCAGCCAAGCCACGTTCGGCGGCGAGCTCACCACATACCGCGCGCTGCAGGCCGACCTGGGCGGCGCCGCCGCGCTGGCCGGCAGCCTCAGCACCGCCATCCGGCTGACGGTGGGGATGCAGGCCGTGGCCACGATGTCCGGGCAACTGGCCGGCACGCAGGCCGTGCTGTCCATTCGCCCGCAGCGCGTGCTGGTGTCCGGTGCGCGCCGCGCCAACCTCTCCACCGCCGTCCGCTGAGCCCGCGCCCACCATGGCCCTGAAACTCATCACCGCCCCGGCCGCCCTGGCCGTCAGCCTGGCTGACGTCAAGTCGCAGTTGCGCATCGACGGCGCCGCGCATGACGCCACGCTCACCGCCTACATCGACGCTGCCACCCGGGTGGCCGAGCACGAGACCGGCCGGCGCTTCATCACCCAGACCTGGGAGGCCGTCTTCGACGCGCTCCCCTGCGGCGCGGCGGTGGAGCTCGGTCTGCCGCCGGTGCAATCCATCGTCAGCGTCAAGTACCTGGATGCTGCCGGCACCGAGCAGACGCTGAGCGGCGCCGCCTACGTGCTGGATGCCGACCAGCTGCCCGGCTACGTGCTGCCGGCGGCCGATGCCGACTGGCCGTCAACGGCCGACAGCGTCAACGCCGTGCGCGTGCGCTTCCTGGTGGGCTACGGCGCTGACGCCACCGCCGTTCCAGCCAATGCGCGCGTGTGGATCACGCTGGCCGTGGCGCAGCTCTTCGGCGGCTGCGGCGCGGATGCGCTGGACGCGATGCGCAGCAATCCGCTGCTTGACGACCTGAGGGTGTACCGCTGATGGCCACCTGTGGTGCCTGCGCGCCTGCGCGCAAACCGGCGATCGACCCGCGCAAGCTCGACCAGCGCATCACGCTGCAAAGCCGCGCCACGGGCGTGGACGCGCTGGGGCAGGAGTCCCCCGCCTGGGCCGACCTGCCGGACGTGCCGGAAGTCTGGGCGCAGGCCATCACCAAGCGCGGTCGCGAGTATTTCGCAGCCGGCAGCGTGCAGGCCGAGGCGGGTGTGGTGTTCCGCATCCGCTACCGCGCCGACGTGCTGCTCAACAGCGCCACGCTGCGCGTGGTGTGGCGCGGCGTGCCGTATGACATCGTGGAGCCGCCGCAAGACATCGACGGCCAGCGTGAGGCCGTGGACTTGGTGTGCAGCACCGGTGCGCGGGATGGGCGATAGGGGCCGGTGATGATCGAAGCCAAGGTGCACGGCATCCCGGATCTGAAAGCCGCGCTGCAGTCCATCCCCGACAAGCTGCGCAAGCGCGCGCTGCGCAATGCGCTGGCGGCTGCCGGCCGGGTGGTGCGTGATGACGCGCGCAGCCGGGCGCCGGTGCTCAGCCTGTCCGGCGGGTTGCGCGCGCCGTTCCGCACGGCTGGAACGGTGAAGCGCGCGATCAGCGTGCGCACCAGCAAGCGCGCGCGGCGCGCGGGTGATGTGGGGGTGTTCGTCAACGTGCGGCCGGCCAAGAGCGGCCAGCGTGGCGCCAAGAGCCCCACCGATCCGTTCTACTGGCGATGGCTGGAGTTCGGCCGCGCCGGTATGCGTGCACGGCCGTTCCTGCAGCCGGCCGCATCGCGGCTGGGCGATGCGCTGGCGGTGTTTCTGCGGCAGATCGGGCCGGCCATCGACAAAATTGCGCGGAAGCAAACGCCGTGAGCATCGAATCCGACTTCCGCACCCAGGCCGTGGCGCACGCGCCACTGGTGGACCTGGTGGGTCAGCGCGTGGCGCTCAATGCCGTGCCGCAGGGATCGCCATTGCCGATGGTGGCCTACACCGTGCGGCACGACCCGCAGTACACGCTGGACAACACGCTGGTGGCCGATACGGCCACGATCGAAGCCCAGTGCTGGGCGCAGACCAGTGTGCAGGCTGAGGCCGTGGCGGATGCGCTGGCCATGGGCTGCGTGCACGTGAATGCGGTGCGCTCGTGCGTCGATATTGGCCGGTCTACCGGCTACGACAGCGAGACCGATCTGCACGCCTGCATCGTCACCTTCGAGTGGATGGTCTAGCCGACCGCACCCACACCTTAACCCACTGCCAACAGGGCCCGCCATTGCGCGGGCCCTGTGCATTCCAGAACCCCGTTTTTTCTCACCGCTGGCCGCGCGCCGGCACATCACCTGCAAGGAGTCATCAGCATGGCATTCGTCAAAGGGCGCGGCATCAAGGTCGAAATCGCGCTGACCTACGGCACCACCAAGAGCGTCACGGCCATCACCAACGCCAGCCCTGGCGTGGCCACGTCCACATCCCACGGGCTGACCGACGGCACGGTGGGCTATTTGTCTGCCGTGGGCGGCATGGTGCAGCTGGAAGGCCAGGCCGTGCGCGTGGACAACCCGGTCACCAATGCATTCGACCTGCAGGGCCTGAACACCACGGCCTACAGCGCATTCAACGGCACGGCCACGTTCACGCCGGTGGCCACCTGGGCGACGCTGGCGGAGTGCGACGAGTACAGCTTCAGCGACGCGACGGCCGACAAGATCGACGTCACCTGCCTGATCGATGTGGTCAAGCAGCAAGAAAACGGCAACCTGGCGGCGCAGGACTTGAACCTCAAGGTCAAATCCACCGACACGCCCAGCGCGGCCATGGCGGCTTGCATCAGTGCGGCGATGGCTGGCACGGCAGTTGTTGCGCGCATCACGCTCCCCAACGGTGCGGTGCGGGTCGCGCGCTTCGAGCCCAGCGTGCCGGGCGAGAGCGTGGCGGCTGGTGCTGTGGGCACCGGCTCCATCAGCGGCAGCGTGAAGGGTCTGGCGCTGATGCTGGCGGCCTGAAATGGCAGGCAACGCCACCGAGCTCCTGGTCCAGCGCATGCGCCGGGCCAGGCGCATCACCGTCCCGCTGTCGCCAACGCCGCAGGCGCCAGCCGACGCCGCGCCCAAGCGCATCTTTCTGCTGCGCCCGCTCGAGGAACAGGCGCTGGCCATGATGCACGCCAAGTCCGTGACCATCGACGATGTGTGCCGGCACGCGGATGGCTGGGAAGGTATCACCCAGGCCGATCTGCTGGGCCCCGAGCTGGGCTCACAGGACGAGGCGGTGGACTTCGCGCCTGAGATCTTCAGCGAGTTCGTGCGTGACCGCGCGGACCTGATGGCTGAGCTGGTGACGCGGCTGGCCGAGGCTATCAACGCCCACTTTGCCCGGCGCGCCGACACGGCAAAAAACTGACGGCCCTCCTGGATGCCTTTGCGGCGGGCATCCAGTGGGAGGGCGAAACCGGGCCTGAAGTCTCCGACGAAGACCACCTGGCGCTGCAGGCTGTGCAGACGCTGGCCAACGGCATGGGCGGCATCGATTGGGCCGGGTTGCCGCTGGTGGTAGAGTGGCTTGGCATCACCGACATCGACGGCTTGCTGCACCGCATCACCGTGATCAAGAGCCACAAGCGGCCCGATAGCGACCCGCAACACTGAGCACACACGCATGGCATTCGGAACCCTATCGATCGACATCGAGGCGCGGCTGGCCAAGCTGCAAGCCGGGCTCGACCAGGCGTCCAAGCTGGTGGAGAAGCAGGCCAACGCGATGGAGGCCGCTTTTGCCCGTGTGGGCAGCGCGGCCGGCGGGCTGCTGGCGGGCTTGACGGTGGGCACGTTCGTGCAGTCCGGCAAAGCCGCTATCGACCTGGCCGACAAGATCGACGACCTGGGCGAGAAATACGGCATCGCCGCCGGCACGCTCACCGAGTACCGTTTTGCGGCCGAGGTGGCCGGCACGCCCACAGATGCGCTGGCCACCGGAATGGGCAAGCTGAGCAAGGCGGCCAGCGAAGGCAACAAGGGCTTGGCGATGATCGGCGTGGGTGTGCGCACCGCATCGGGCGACATCAAGAGCGCCGACCAGCTGCTGCTGGAGGTAGCGACCAAGTTCGAGCGCTTCAAGGATGGCCCGGCCAAGGCGGCGCTGGCCATGGAGATCTTCGGCAAGTCTGGTGCCGACATGCTGCCTTTGCTGAACAAGGGCGCGGCCGGCATCAGCGCGCTACGCGATGAGTCCAAGGCTCTGGGCGCCGCGTTCGGCGACGAGGTGGCCCGCCAAGCTGGTGAGTTCAATGACAACCTCAAGAAGCTGCAGCTAGCTTCCGAGGGCGCAAAGGTGTCGCTGATGGGAGATTTGCTTCCGTCGCTGATAAGCATCACGGAGGAGCTCATCGCCGGCAAAAAGGCGTTCGGTGGATATCTGACGGCCATGCTGGCGATAGGCCTGAACACCAGCCCGTTCCAGTCCGCCGGGGAAAATCTGCAGGACATCGGCTCGCAGATTGCAGCGCTTGAAAAGATGATGGCGGACATTTCCGCCCGCAACAGCAGCAAGAGCGTATGGGACAAGGTTCTCAACATTGGTTCGAGTGACCAAGTTGAGAACATAGAGGGCAAACTCGCAAAGCTGAATAAGGTGCGCGGCTACCTGCAAGAGATTCAGCGCAACGAGGCACTGAAAGGCTCCGGCGGCGTGCTGGATGCCCGCGACGCGCTGGCCCAGCGCACGCCGCCCAAGACCCAGGCGCCGCTGATCAGCGACGGCAAGAACGCTGACGAGGCCGCGAAGCAATACGCCTCGCTCATCAGCAAGATCAAGGAGCGCCAGGCCGAGGCGCAGGCCGAACTGGCCACCGGCGCCAAGCTCAGCGACGCCGACAAGTTCCGCATCGACATCCTGGCCAAGCTCAACGGCGCTGAGAGCAAGCTAAGCGAAGGCCAGAAGCAGGCCGTGCGTACCGCGCTGGACAGTGCCACCGCCGCCATGCGCCAGGCCAAATCGGAAGAAGAGCTGGCCAAGGCGCGCAAGTACAGCGCCGACCTGCTGGAGCGCAGCCTCAACACCATCGAGCGCGAAAACCAGACGCTGGTGGAAGGCAACAAAGGCCTGCAGCAGCAGGTGGAGGGCTACGGCCTGACCGAGCGCGCGCTGGCTGCGCTGACGCTGCAGCGGCTGGATGACGTCATTGCCCAGCAGCAGCAGCTGCTGGTGGCCGCGCAGAACGCCGAAGGCAACCAGGCCGAGGCTGATGCGCTGGAGCGCAAGCTGAATTTGCTGCGCCGCCAGCGCGACCTGACGGGCCAGCTTCAAGGCAAGGCCGGCGCGCTGCGCGACGACCCGATGGCCGGCGCCACCAAGGCGGTAGACGACTACCTCGAGAAGATCAGCCAATCCGGCGAGCAGGCCAAGCAGGTGATCTCCGGCGCCATGGGCACGCTGGAAAACAGCCTGACCGACAGCCTGGCGCAAGGCAAGCTGGATGTGAGCAGCTTCGTGAGCTACCTGCTCAAAGAGTTCTTCCGCCTGCAGGTGGTGCAGCCGCTGCTGAAGGACCTGTTCAGCGCGGGCTCGTCCGGCGGCAGTGGTGGCGGGTTCCTCAAGGGGCTGATGAGTATTTTCGGCTTCGCCAAGGGCGGCGCGTTCAGCGCGGGCATCCCGGTGCAGGCGTTTGCGTCGGGTGGTGTGGTGGGCAGCGCGTCGCTGTTCGGCATGCGTGGCGGCCTGGGCCTGATGGGCGAAGCCGGCCCCGAGGCCATCATGCCCCTGAAACGCGGCGCCGACGGCAAGCTGGGTGTGGCGGCGGCGGGCGGTGGCACGGTGGTGAACAACTACAACGTGGCGGCTGGCGTGACGCGCAACGAGCTCATGAGCGCGCTGCAGATGATGCGCGGCAGCATCCTGGGTGAAACGCAGGCCATGATGCGCCGGCAGGGGATGGCCTGATGGCGACGCTCGATTGGCCTGAAGCCCTCATTCCGCAGCGCGCGGCCATTGGCAGCCAGGGCGCGGGCGAGCAGTTCCGCAGCCCCTACAACGGCACCGCCCAGACCACGGACTTTATCGCCGAGCGCTGGGTGTTGAGCGTCACCATGCCGCAGGCCCGGCGTGTCAATGCCGGCGCCTTCGAGGCGTTTGCGTTCCAGCTGCGCGGCGGCTTCAACCGCGTGCGGGCCTGGCACTTCGGCCGGCCGGTGCCCATCGGCACCATGCGCGGCAGTCCGACTCTTTCAGCCGGCGTCGCGCGCGGCGCCACGGCGCTGCCCATCACCGGCGGCACGGCCAACAGCACGCTGTTGGCGGGCGACATGCTGGGCGTGGGCGGGCAGCTGTGCATGGTGGCCACCACCACCACGCTCAACGGCAGCGGCGCGGGCAGCGTGCCCATCGTGCACCGCGTGCGCGGCACCATCGCCGGCGGATCGGCTGTCACCTGGAACAAGCCGACGGGCGACTTCTTGATGCCGGCCATGCTGGCATCGGTGCTGCACATGCCGGGCGCCATCGACGGTGCGGCATTTGACTTCGAAGAGGTCTGGTAGCCCATGCGCACGCTGACATCCGGCGCCATCACGGTGCTGACCGGCGCGCAGGTGCCCATCGTGCTGCTGGTGGAAATGATGTTTGCCACGCCGCTGCGTGTGGCCAGCAGCGCCGTGCCGATCGTCTGGAACGGCTTCACGTGGCTGGGTGCCGGGCCGCTGGGTGCGGTGGATGCCGTCAAGGACGCGTCGGGCGACGCGCAGGCGCTGCAGTTCACGCTCAGCGGCGTGCCGTCAGAAAACATCGCCCTGGCGCTGGCCGAGAGCGCGCGCAACAAGGCCTGCACGGTGCGCCTGGCCATCATGAACCCCACCACGCACGCGGTGGAAGACGTCTCGACCATTGGCGTGTTCATGCTCGACCAGCTCATCATCAACGGCGGCACCATCGGCGTGACGGCCTATCCCATGTCGCGCGTCTTCGCGCGGCCCAAGCCGCTGCGCTACACCGACGGTGACCAGCAGCTGGTGAGCGCAGGCGACCGCGCGCTGGAGTTCCTGCCCAGCCAGGCACAGCACCAAGACATTTGGCCGGCGTCCAGCTGGTTCCGCCAATGAGCGCGGCCGCGGTTCAAGCGACGCGCCTGCCGGACTGGCAGCTGCGCCTGGCCCACCTGGTGGAGATCCGCAGGGATCAGCCGTTTGTGTGGGGTGAACGCGACTGCGCCACCTGGGCGGCTGATGTGGTGCAGGCCGTCACCGGATGCGACCCCGCGGCCGACGTGCGGCAGACCTATGGCACAGCGCTGCAGGCGCTGGCCTTGTCGCAGCGCATGCAGGGCCTCACACGGGTGTGTCGTGAGCGCCTGGGCCCACGGGTGCGCACGTCGCTGGCGCAGCCGGGTGACATCGGCCTGGCACGCGAGGGCGGCCTGCCCATGCTGGTGGCGTGTGTCGGCGCGGCGTGGATGGGGCAGGGCCCGCACGGCCTGGCCATGGTAAGGCCCGACGCGGTGCGCGTGGCCTGGAGGTGCTGCTGATGCCGGCCGCAATTGCAACCGCGCTGGTTGGTGTCGGCATGGCGCTGGAAAGCGCCTTCGGCGTGTTCCTGATCGCCAATGCCACCACCATCGCGACTGTTGGGTTGGTGCTCGGGTCGGTTGCTGTCGGCGACCACCAGCGCCGCAAGGCCAAGCAGGCCGCGCGCGACGCCTACAACGCCAGCCTTCAAGACCGCCTGGTGATGGTGCCCAGCTACATGGGCGCGCGCAGCCGCTGTTATGGCCGGGTGCGCAACGTGGACGGCGTGCTGTTCAAAGGCACGCGCGGCACCAACAAAGAGATCTACACCCTGTTCATCGCCGTGGCGGGCCACGAGATCGACGCATTCGAACAGGTCTACTTCGGCGACACGCTGGTCACGTTGGACGGCAATGGCTACGTGCAGACGGCGCCTTATGCGCTGCCCGTCAAGACCAGCAAGAGCCAGACCATCACGCTCAATGGCAGCGGTGGCGGCAGCGTCACCGCCACCGGCACGCCGGTGGCCGGCAGTGCCAATGCGGTGGAAGACAACCCCGGAATCGACAACGACATCCCGCTCACGGTGAGCGTGGCGGGGTCCGTCATCACCGTCAGTGGTGGCGGGGCGGGTGGCTCGGCCACCGTGTCGTGGCAGGAAACCACCAGCCCCAGCAAGGCGCGCGTGCGCTTCTACACCGGGGCGGCTGGGCAGGACGTCAGCACCGTGCTGCAGCCGCTGTTCCCCAGCCTCATCACCACCGGTCAGCATCGCTTTGCAGGCATCGCCGGCATGCTGGTGGACCTGGAGTACGACACCGACGCCTACCCGGCCGGCGTGCCGTCCATCAGCGCCGTATTCCGCGGCGCGAAGATCTACGACCCGCGCACCGGCCTGACGGCTTGGAGCGAAAACCCCGCGCTCATCGCGCGCGACTGGGCGCTGTACGCGCGCGGCGGCGCCTGCGTGGCCGCCGACCTGGCCGCCGCCAGTTTCACGGCTGCGGCCAATGCCTGCGACACAGTGCAGGCCTACACCACGCCCAGCGGCACCACCAACCTGCCGCTGTACACCTGCGGCATCGTGGCCAGCCTGGAGGCTGACCCGTGGCAGACCTTCCAGGAAATGGTGGAGTCCATGGCCGGCAAGACCGGCTGGGCGGGTGGCTTGCTGCGCGTGGTGGCCGGTGTCTACCGCGCGCCGGTGGCCACCATCACCGAGGACTGGATTTCCGACGCGGGCGCCGTGCGCATCGTGCCCGAGCCTCCCACCGACGAGGCGGTGAACATCTACCGCCCCACCCTGGCGGACAAGGCCCAGGCCTACACCGTGGTGCAGGCGCCTGAGGTGCGTGCCGCCACCTACATCACCGCCGACGGCCGCGAGCTGCCGCGCGAGGTGACGCTGGGCGGCGTGACCGACACCACGCACGCCCAGCACGTGTGCGGCGTGCTGATGCGCGACGCCCGCAACGCGCTGAGCGTGGTTCTGCCATGCAACCTGCGCGCGTTCCAGCTCGAGCTATACGACGTGGTCAGCGTCACGCTGCCGCGCTTCGGCTGGTCGGCCAAAACCTTCGAGGTGGTGGGCTGGCAGTTTGCGCTGGCCGGCGGCATTGAACTGGTGCTGAAGGAGACCGCCGCGGCCATCTATCAGCCGGATTCGCTGTTTGCGGTGGTGGACGTGACGCCCAACACGGCGCTGCCCAACCCGGCCCTGGCGCCGGCCATGGGTGCGCTGACGGTGACGGGTGGGACCACGGTGCTGACCGACGGCACATCCGTCACGCGCGTGCGTGTGCAGTGGCCGGCGCCGGCCGATCAATCGGTGAGCGGCAGCGGGGAGGTGGAGCTGCAATATTGGCCCGCCACGCAGGCGCTGCCGGCGGGTGACTGGGTGCAGGCGCCGCCGATCCCTGGCAATGCGCTGGAAACTACGCTGGCCGGCGTGAAAGCCGGCACGGTGTACCTTTTCCGCGCGCGGTTTGTCACTGCGCTGGGCGTGCGTGGCGCGTGGGGCGTGCATGCCAGCTACCTGACGCCAGCGGCGGTGGGCCCCACGTGGGCCAGCATCGACGGCAAACCGGCAGATAGCGAACTGCTGAACCTGCAGGGTAGCTATGCGGTGGCCATCGCCTGGAACTTTACCGGCACGGCGGAAGGCTGGACGGCCGCAGGGGCGTCACTCAGTGTGGCTGGTGCGTCCATCACTGTCACGTCCAGCGGCACCGATCCGCAACTCGTCGGCCCGGTCATGAGCGTGCCAGGCGTCGTCTTTAACCGCGTCCGCGCCCGCATCAAGCGCACGGCGGGCGCCGGCTGGGACGGAACGGCCTTCTATTCCACGGCGAGCCACACCTGGGAAACCGCCTATCGCAAGACCGTCACGCCAGACCCGACCGTGCTGGGCGAGTGGCGCACAGTGGAGTGGGACATGGCCAGCCTGACGGCCGGCGGTGTGGACTGGTTGAGCAACACCATCACGGGACTGCGCTTGGACCTGGGCGCAACCGGCACCGATGCATTCGAGATTGATTGGATCGGCGTGGGCACGGTGGGCCCGGCGAGCTACGGCGCCACCTGGGGCCAAAACGTCACCGGTAGCGCGGCGGTGGATAGCGCCATCGCCACGGCGCAATCCACCGCCACCGGTGCCGCCAGCGCGGCCAGCGCCGCACAGGCAAGCGCCACGGCGGCGCAAAGCACGCTCACGACGATGCGCTCAAATGGCTACATCGATGCGGCCGAGAAGCCGGCGTTGATCCGCCTGAAGGCGCAGTTGGACGCCGACTACACCAACGCCTACGCGCAGGCCGGTGCGCTGGGTATCACCACCGAGCGCACGGCGCTGGCGACTGCCAAGACGGCGCTGGACACCTACCTGGCCACGCTGTCGCCCAGCTGGTCCGACACCACCACCGATACGCCCATCACCCCGGCCACCGATACCGCCAAGTGGGGCGACTACTGGTCAGCCAGCAATGTGCTGTGGGCCAAGATTGCCGCCGTTGCGGCCACGCTGGCCAGCTGGGCCGGCGTCACGGGTACGGGCAAGCCGTCGGACTTTGCGAACGTCGCGGGAGTCGGAGGCTATGTCAATGCCGACCCGACGCTCATCCGGCCGGAGATGTGGACCCACTCCAACACCAGCGGCGCAGCCGCCGCGTGGGCCAACAACTTTGGGGTCGGCGAGGGCCTGTGGACGGCCATGGACAAGTCCGCCGGAGGGCGGGACGACATTTTCAGCGAGTCGATGCCGGTTTCCCCGTTGCGCTCGTACCGCATCGAGGCCTGGGTCTACAAGTGGGCCGGAAGTGCCGCCGCACATTACCTGTTCGTGGAGTTCAAGGACGCGGCTGGCGCCGTGGTCACCACATCCACCGGCTGGACGGCCGTCGGCGCCTTCAATTTCTGGGGCTTGGCCGGATCCGCGCCGGCAGTCGATGGCTCAAACACCTACACATTTACCTTCGGCCGTTTCGGCACCGCGACCATCCCGGCTACCGCCGTCACCATGCGTGTAGGCATCCTGGGCGGCTACAGCGGATCGGGCCGCTGGAGCATGGGCAGCCTGCGGCTGCGGGAGTACACCGACCAGGCCACGCTGACGTCAGCCACGTGGCTGACCGCGGGACCTGGCATGGAGCTGATCGGCAACACGGCCGCCAAGACCGGCGGATCGGCTGACTGGTCATCAGCCGTGTACAGCAAAGACAGTTTCACCGGAGGCGCCTACGTCAGCTGTGTACCCGCGCAGACCAACCTGCAGTTCATGATCGGGCTCAATGCCGACCCGACGACAGACGCCGGTTTCGCGAGCATCGACTATGCCTTGCACGCCAAGACCGACGGCACGCTCGACGTCTATTCCGCCGGCGTACTGACGGCCGTGTCCATCGGCACCTACGCGGCCGGCGATGTGCTCGCGGTGGCGTATGACGGGTTCCGCTTCACCTTTGTACGCAATGGCGTTGTGCTCTATCCCATCACCAACCCGGCATTTGCCACCGTCCCGCTGTACGCCGACTCCAGCATCTACAGCGTCGGCACTCGCGTGTCAGGGCTGACATTTGGCCCGATGAGCACAGTTAGCGGCATCGCCACGCCGCAGCTCGCGGCCAACGCGGCCACGTCCAAGGGAACTGGCCGGCTGTCTGCCCAGACGCTCACCGTCACCTCTGGAATCGTGGGTACGCAGAGCTATCCACTGTCGGCGTCCAACATCACCAAGATTGCAGGCAGCTCGCTGCGGCTCACGATGTCTGGATACCTTGAAGTGACCTTCAAGGGCTCCGGCTTCACCAGTGGAACGAAAAAACTCCTGGCACAAGTCAACCTGCTGTGTGTCAACACCAGCAACGCCGTGGCCTTCACGCCCCAGCAAGACTATCTGTGGTTTATTGAAGAGCCGAGGCATGTGGAGTTGGGATCCACCTATCGCATTCCGTTCGCGCATACCGTCGAGTACACCGACGTTGCCGCCGGCGGAACCATGCGAGTCTCGCTCGACAACGTCTACATCGCCGTGTCCAACCAGCTAGGCGTGTTCTCTGCCATCGACGCTATTGCGTCCGCGGCCATCAATGTGGTGGCCACCATCGAAGAAGTGAAGGTCTGACCAGACCACCAAGCAGCCTCCGGGCAGCGTTCCTTGAGCCTTTGCATGGCACCGCCTACATCCCCGCCGCTTG